TTAATACCCTGATACATGATGATGGACGGAGAAACTTCGTTCACCGAAGAGAGAATTATCGCCGCCTGTCGGGTCATATCGGTCTTATGGCCTAATCCCACGATATCATCACCTGCCACCGGAACATCGTTCTCGACATTAGGATCACACACGGTCTTGGACAGGTCTATATAATTCTCACCTACTGCTGTGACCAACCGCCAGTAATAGCGGTTGCCGACATGATGCGAAATGCCTGTCTTGATATTGCACTCCTGTGCGATGGCGAGAGATCCCGGAGTAAACTGGTTCTCTATCTCAATTCCGTCTTCCTCTTCCTTGAAATAACAACGGTAGACATCATCCAACTCATCCACACGGTTGCATTTCATACCTGCATGGGAAATCACCTGCTCGCCACCTACATACGTCTTCTTCTTTACTTCAAGCTCGTCAAAAACGGCTTTGACCTTGACATACAGATAATCAACAACAGCCTGTGACATACCGTTTTCAAGCACAGTAATTCCACTACCGTTTTTACCTATAAGTAAACCCTTTAAGAAAGTGATAAGACCGTTGGCAGTGTCTTCCTTATCTTTACGAAGAAAGTATTTGGAAAGTTCCTCTATATTTGCACCTCCCGATATGGCAACAACCCTGTCTTTATTGGTTCTTATGTAAATAGAAGGATTATTATCATCATTATGTATGTATATCTCTCCCTCATTCAACCCTTCCAGTCGCTTTTCAAATGACGGGGATATTTTCGGTATAATCGGATTCCCTTCATCATCCGTTTCCGAACCGTACCACAATATCTTTATAGGACGATTTCTAGCCATGATTACACGTAATTTTCATTAACAAAAGCAGCTTTCGCCTTCTTATATTTCAACACATCGTCCTCTTCGGGATTAGTTAGTAAAAACGCGATTTCTGAAGAAGAAGTTGCGATCTCAGTTTTGCCTCCGATCCCAGCAATATCGTTTTCTCTAGGGCGTAAAGTCACTTTATATATAAACATCTGTTTCTTACCTATTGTATCAATCTTTTCCGGGACAGAATCCCCTTCCCGTACAAACAAATTACCGTTTATGCTGACGTGAGAAAGGCAAAGTACCTTATTTATAAACTCCGCTATATAATACGGAACGCCACAACTTGTCCCGAAAACAAAATCAAATGTTTTATAGGGGAGAGAATACATTTCTATTATCTCCTGCTTCTGATTCACAAACTGTTCGTTTTCAACTTTCAACTCCACCCCATCCGGCTTGAATCCTCCTATTATTCTAAACTGGAACATCTGCCGGACCTCATCAATCCAGAATATATTATCAAACGCAGAATTATTATCTTTATGGGAATATTCGATCAGAATAGAATCACCTATATTCTCACACACGCAGAACTCCTCACATTCTTTATCGGCTATAGTTACTGTATATATCCCCTCCGAAGGAGATAATGAGGCATAATACATCTTAATACTTTCATTTACATCATAAGTGAGCAGTGTTATCTTGGAGGAAATATTGCCGATCTTATCATTCAAATAAGCTGAAGGTTTTTCGCCGTTATCACAAAATATTTGCAGCAGGATGTTGTCTGACACAGAAAATACTTGTCTGAAACATCCTGCATTTGAATATTTATATTTCAGCGGTTTAAAGAATAACGGACAAACATCTCCGATTGATATCATAGTCTTTTCGTAAGTTTCTAGTAACTTGTGACTTCACAAGCTTTCATTGCAAATATAACAATTAAAATTTGAATCTTTATAACGAATTTAAATTTTTCACGATCAAAGTTACCTTTGAACTTTGTGATTTTGTAAAATTGTAATCAGCCTGCTGATAATATCCCTGTACAACTTTGCCTTGGTATTCCAGTTCAACAATTCCTGTAAGATCTTCCGGGAGTTCCACATCCGAAGTCTCAAATTCCACCTCCGCCACAGTAAACATCCTTTTTGAAAGAATTATATCCCTACTTTCCCCCATTCCATCAATACCCACATCACTATTACCATCTGATGACGCAAAAGTAAGCATCTCAACAGATGAGCCGATGTATGCTTCATTGGCCAAAACCATAGAAGAAGGGGAAAACATGGCATTGAACATTGTGTCAGGGCTGAGAACGCCACCCATAAGATAATCCCTGTTCAATATATACTTAAGTCCAGATGAATCAGATTTCACCCCTACCATAAATAAATCAGTGTCACTTTCGTTGTCTGTAGTATCTTCACCTATTTTGTCAGCAAGGAACTCTATGCCGTATGCGTCCGCACGGTATGGAGATATCATTTCAAGGCTATTGTCCGTCATGGTCACGCCTGTGGTATATTCATTCGTAAAACGGAACTCATCCTTTCCATTAGCCGTGTCGTAATCCTGTTTGTCAAAGCCTATCCGTATGCTAGAATACACCAATGCAGAATTAACCTTCATCTCATAATCAGATAAATCATCTATCCTTTTGACAACATCATCCGAGAAGTATTTGCTTCTATGCCGGAAAGTTACTGTATTCCCGGATATGTCGTAAGCATAACCAAACACATAACTCATCCAGTTTGCAAATTTGGTGAAGGATGTATATATTTTGGCTCCAGGAATCTTACGGGCTGATTCAGCCGCCAAGAGCATACAATTATCAAGCCTTCTATCTCCTGTCCCCTCAATCACTCCAGTCAAACCATCTTTCTCTCCATTAATACTTTTAAGCAGTCTGTTCAGCAATGTATCGGGCTTTATAACATCCATCTCAACAGGGTTTATTCGATTTTTCCACGATACTGTAACACGGCTATCCGAAGACATGGGATAATACACACGGGCACTACCTCCGCCTATCAATGTACATTCAAGTTTGCACATCAGGACAAGTTTTTCTCCCTTGTCTAATGGCACATCAAAATGCTCCGAATATTCCTTTTCCTGCAATGTTTCTTCGGGAGTAGTCCAAAAATGTTCTATTATCACTGTCGTTGTCTTGTTGTCCGTGCCGATTTTCGCCAGACGGAGAGCAACTCCATGAGCAGATCCCCATGCTAGCGACTGATAACGAATGAAAAAATTAAAATTGATATCAACAGATAGTTTGACGCTTTTCAAAGCTGTTACAATGGTATTCTCATCCTTGTATCCGTCCGCCACGTTGCCATCACCATCAAGATACTGGTCTTGAAATGCCATATACGATTGGTCTAATATCTCCGTTGCATTGCCTATGTTGATATCTGTTGCCTCCGTATATAATTGCATAGGCTGCCAATTGGAAGAAAAGTTTGCATATACGTACTTGTCATTATCCAATAGATCACCTATCTCACCATTATATATGTCACCTGTGGATAGCCATTTTGCCGATTCTGAAAGTTCAAGCCCGTCATAAACAAGAGGAATGGGGCTTTTCACCTCTTCAACAGGATATTCATATTGGGTTCCCCTTTTAGCCTTTATCATGGACGCCACGCTATCATCCACGGCATTTATCTGTAAGATACGACCATTATCCTGCAATGTAGAGAAATTGAGAGCGCAACTAAACCGTTCATTATACAACCAACTGTTATTTCTTGTACTTATTATTATTGAAGCGGAAGCATTCAGATAATCTTCATCATATTGTTTTAACAGCAATCTTCTAGCATCCCCAGCAAAAGAAAATTTGTTAGAAAAAGTACGGATAACACCGTCATAGTCATTTCTCTTGAAACTAGCCTTCACCTCGTCCCAATTCTCAAGATCATCAGTAACCCTGTACCTCAGACCATTTATTAACAATTCACAGCGGTAGAACATTTCTTATCCATTAATTTGCCGTTTGTAAAATAATGCTTATTTTTGTTGTGACAATGTAATTTTCATATAATCAAAGTTTTTTTGTTTTTAGGACTGTGAAGTCTGATTATTTTAAATGTGTTTGTGTACCCGGTAAGCGTACCGGGTTTTTAGTTATCCTTATGCAAATATAGTTATATTTTTATCTCATATAATCATTTTATTATAATTTCTTAAATCAAACTTGCCTACTGTCTTTTTACCAGTACACACTATCAGTTTAAGATGCTTGCCATATATGCATTCAAATCTATTATTTTGTTCTTCCATTTTTTTGAGTATATTTTCTAATTTATCTAATGTTGTCATGGTCTTTTTATTTATGTTGCGAATCGCAACGTTAACGGGCATAAAATTACTCTAAACCTACCGCCCGGATTGACGGTAGGGCATCATAAATGTGAACGTTGGTAAACCTCCATACAGCATTTACGCTTCTTTTATATATGTGGCAAAATAATATTAGTCCTTATAGAAGAAACTCTCACCGGGCTTCCTCGTAAGCCTGTAACATAAGTACAGACAAATAAATACTATTGTTATCTCTATCATAATTTTGGATATAGTTGTGGCTGTCGGGCATTGAAACCGACTGCTGATAATTATGTAATAGTATTACGCGGCTGGATTCAGCTCACCTTTTATCTGCTTGATGGCTTTCTTCACGTTCCAATCATTTTCATATAGAGCAATGATGAAACGCACACCTTTGGTAGTCCATACCGTATATACACTTGTTCCTGTCGAACCGTCCGAGCGTGTGTACGTCTGTGAACGGGTAGAATGCATCCCCCATGTAGAATAAGGTGCATGTAATATCCACTGTCCGCTTTGCCGGTAAATGATTCCGATTTCTTTCAGCTTCTTGTGCAGCTTTTCAGCATCCATTCCTATCTGCTTGGCGGCTTGTGTGCTCGTCTGCGTATTCACACTCTGCAAGTGGTTGTCGTAGTAGCTGACTTTTGGTGCGGCTTTCTTGATTTCCTCTGTCTGAATCTCGATGGTGACTTGCTGTTGTTCGGCTTGGGCTTCAAGCTGCTTTAACCGTTCCTCTCTCTTGGCGAGGGTAGCTTGTGCGATGGTTAGAGCACGTGCCATGATTTCTTCGGGAGTGTCGTCAGATTTAGTTGCGATATAGCCGCCAGTCTTGCGGATGGTCTTTAGAATTTCCTTAACTCCTTTCTTAAATTCTTTTGCGATTGGCTTACGGCTTTGCATGAGGACTTCGTATAAGCCATCTTCGGTTAAGAACCAAACTTGCTGATTTCCACCGGGGGTCGGAAGATTGTTCCGAACCTTTTCATCGTCATCAACAAGGTTTACTAATTTGTTTACGCTACTTTGGTCATACTCGATACACTCTGCCACTTCTTTGGCAAGGAACAACGGATTTTCGGCAGTTCCGTAAACTGTAAACTTGTGCCCAAGCAACTCTGTTTCGCTTAGGACTTGAATCGGATGTTTTGACATAACAAAAAAAATGCACCTACTACGAGCTGTCAAAACATCCATAGGATTATTTTGGGGACGTTTCCGTTACCCCACTCGGTAGGTGCAATATCTTATTATAATATTACTTTTTATATGTCTTGGCAAAAAAATAACTCCAATGATTGAAGCCATAGGAGTTTGCCGCCCCTATGAATGTTTTGACGTTGCAAAGTAAAGCATAATTTTTGATATGGCAAAGAAAAAAGCAGAAAATATTTGCATGTTTGTATCTAATTAGTTACTTTTGCATTAAACCAAAAAACAATATGACATGCCTGAGATATGTAGATTTTTCGGTATTATAATAAGCCTCTATTGGAAAGACCATAACCCTCCGCATATTCATTTCTCCTATGGCAGTTATGAGTGTTCCATCAGTGTATTGGACAGAATTGTGGACGGGCAGGCTCCGGCAAAGGTAATAGCCAAGGTCAATCAATGGATGGACTTACACGAGGCTGAAATTCTTTCTTTGTGGGAGAAAGCTCAAAGAGGAGACAAGATTGATAAAATAGAACCTTTAAAATGATAAACGTTTATGTTACGAGTAGTAGATGTAGATTACATTAAAGATTACGAGCTTCTTGTGACATTCAGTGACAAAAGCAGAAAAAGAGTGGACTTGAAGCCATATCTTACCGGAGAAGTCTTTGGAGAGCTGTTGGACAAAAGCAAGTTTACCCAGTACGGACTTACACGCACCACAATCGAGTGGGCGAACGGTGCGGACTTGGCTCCTGAGTTCTTGTACGAAATAGGAACTATATCCTGCTGAATATCAGGAATGAGAAAGATTGATACAAGCAAGTTGATTAACTCAGAAGATTTTTTGGCTGCCAAATACGGTGCTCCCGGCACTGAAAGTAGCAGAGAGTTCGATGAAAAGGCGCGTGCATATTATTACGGTGTAATTTTACGTGATAGACGCAAGGAGCTGAAAATGACACAAAGTGAACTCGCGGAAAAAACAGGAACAGCAAGAAGCTATATCTCCCGTATTGAGCGTGGAGATACAGACATGCAGCTATCCAGCTTCTTGCGTATCGTTCATGCCCTAAAGATGGATTTTTCACTTTTACGTGGATAATGTACCAAAAGTCAAATTTAATTAGTACAATTCGTTTGAGGATTTGGATAAACTATTAAAGTAACATGGGATTATTAAATTTTTTCAAAGGAAAGACAATCAAAGAAACGGCTGAATTTGACAATATTATTGATGATATTGATAACCAAAAATCAACAGATGAAAAAGAGCCTTCCAATTTTCACTCAACTTCACAAGTTATACATCAAAACAAGATGGATTCTTTAAATATTGACAAGGATACTATAGACAAAATTCTTTTTATCAAGGCTTTTGTTCCACAAAGTTCTATTTTATTGGAACATCAATCTAAAGAAATTATTAAGGAAAAATTAAAATCTATCAAAGAAGTTGTTGTAGATATTTACAATCATAGAACAACATTTGATAATATTTATATAACAAATGAATTACATGACATAAGGCATTTTATTGAAAAACAAAATGCCTTATGTGATATAAGTCTATATGATAAAGAAGGATTTATTTCAAAATTACTTTTGCACCTTGACATTGTAAGATTTAAATATGTCTATGAATCCAAACGTATTCGATCTATCGGTGAATTTACTACTCATAATATCACTGATATAGATTGGAAACTGGACGCATTAAATGTATTTATAACCACAGACAAAGAAATAAGGGATAATATAATAGCTGATAATACACATAAACTTGTAAAATTAGAGGCTGAAAAGGAAGGAATTGAGAAAAAACAAGCAGAGGAAAGGTGCTTAGCTAGAGAACAACAAGAAATCGAAGAAGCCAAACAGAAATTGATTGAGAGCAACCGTAAAAAGGAGATAAAGGCCAAGGCAAAAAAACAACTTGAATTGCAAAGCAAAATAGAAAGTTATGAATTATACGGTGATATTTTATATCAAGGCAAGATGTACACGGTAAAATCCAAAACAGATATTGAGAACTTTCTAAAACAGATAAACGATGGGACTATTTGATTTTCTGAAACACAAGGAACTTACGGAAATAGCACTTTTAAAGAGAGATCTTGAAGTAGCAAAAGAAAAAGAGGAAAGGCTTTCTTCCGAAATTACAAATCTTCAATCACAATGTGAAGAGCTTTCCAAATATAAAGACATTGCTAATATAGAAGAAGAAAAAGAAAAAACACTTTCATTTATTAATGAGCAAAATCTAAAATTTGAACAAGACCGACAGCAGCATATAAATGAAATAGCCTCTTTAGAAAGCAAGATTGCTTCCTCCACCGAAGAATTGAAACAAAGAAAGTCACAAATTATAGAATTAGATGAAACTATACTTTTGCAAGAATATGGCTTATATTCCCCTATCTATGATTTTGCAAATTTAGAACAGTATAAAGGTCGTTTGGATACTATTAGGACAGAACAGAAAAACATGATATTGAATAAGACTGCCGCCACCTGCTCACACATTTGGACTGTAAACGGAAGTGAGGCACAAGGCCGTGCTATGACAAATCAAAACATCAAACAAATCATAAGATGTTTCAATGACGAGTGCGATATTCTTATCAGCAAAGTAAAATTCAACAATGTAACTGCCTATAAAGAAAAAATATATAAATCTGCTGACGTTCTGAATAAAATGAATACAAAAAACGCAGTTTCATTATCTTCTAATTATATAGAGCTCAAAGTTCAAGAGCTTCAACTTGCTTATGAATATGCAATGAAGAAACAACAGGAAAAAGAGGAGCAACGAAATATTCGCGAACAAATGCGTGAGGAAGCACGTTTACAAAAAGAAATAGAAGAAGCAAGAAAAGACATAGAGAAAGAACAAAGACACTATACCAATGCACTTATAAAACTCAACAAACAAATTGAGTCCTGCAACGAATTGGAAAGAGAAGTTTTATTAGAGAAAAAAGAAGAAATAGAAAAACATCTTTCTGATTTGGATATAGCAATAAAAGATATTGACTATAGAGAAGCCAATAAAAGAGCCGGATATGTATATGTCATATCAAATATAGGCTCTTTTGGAGAAAATATATATAAAATAGGGATGACACGTCGTTTGGATCCAATGGAGCGAGTAGATGAGTTGGGCGATGCTTCTGTTCCATTTAAATTCGATGTTCACGCAATGATTTTCTCAGATGACGCGCCTACTTTAGAAGCATCTTTACATCATGCTTTTGAAAATAAGAAAGTAAATATGATAAATGGACGTAGAGAATTTTTCAGGGTGACTCTTGATGAAATAGAGAACGTCGTAAAAGCAAACTATGATAAAACTGTTGAATTTATAAAAATTCCACAGGCTGAACAATATAGAGAATCACAAAAGCTTATAAAGCGGTTAAATCAAATTAAATAATTTCATCCATACAATTTTCGTACCGTGCTCCTTTACACGGGGAAAAAGAAAGTCGCCAGCCAAATGATGCAATATTGTGGAACTCTACACCAAATGACCGACGGCTTAATATCTTATGTAGACAGAGCTCCACCAATGTCCTCATTTATTTTCTGCCACTAAATTACTTAAAAAAAATGCATCATATAGACAAAATAGTAAATTTAACAAAACCGCACAAACCAGCCTTCAAATCACTTCCTCTTTCGGTTCAATTCCTCTATTTCATCGCATGTCTGCCTAACAAGACAGGCGTAAGATCCGGCGGTCCATTCTTTCAGATTGATATGCATCTTATTATATTTTCCAATAGCGACAACTTCATTTATAAACCCCCGTTTTGTAGGCTTCTCCTTCGGTTCCTCATTCTTTTCCTTACTTATCTTATCCAAATCATATTGTGCACGGGATTTTAACGCGGATATTCTAGCATTCATGGCCATTACATCAGCTTTCTTGCACGAATAACCTATCTTCATCAGAATATCACGCACCTCATCATACATTTTCAACTTCATCATGTTCTCACATGCCTTCATGCACTCCACGGTCATTGCGAGATTCATACGTTCATTACAATTCAATATCTCAGAGGACAACTGTTTGCTCCCAACAATTTCTATATAGTCATTGATAATTTTTGCCGATGCGGCCCCTTTGTCCTCACCGTCAAATTCGATAGTATTGCTATCATTGGTATAAATCTCTATAAAAACGGACAAGGGAAGTTCATATATGTCACTTGTATACCTCATAATCAGATACTTTTTGAAAATTGCTGATAATTGTTTTCTCTTATCGCCTTGGCTAATTTTGCAAATCCTATCTGCTGTGATTTTTCCAGATGCCCTATCTTTTTCTCCAGTTCGCTATAATCATTAACTATTGATACAGGAGGAAGATTGTTTTCGCTTCTATATGCCATAAGACCATCAAAATCATTTGCATGAGCCTTTATCCTATCCATATCCACAGCATAAGGTATAACCTTCGCACCTTTAGGGATGTCAACCAAAGTAGGGACAGACGGAGTGATATACGCTCCTTTATCAGTAACGATCGTTTCAGGAACACCACCATCACCCACTACAGCCAACCCGCCTTTATGCGAATCAGTACCCTTGGCGTATTTCGGAATAGGAGTCGCTATAATAGTAGCAAGCTGTATCGCTCCCATAGCACCTAGAGCAGCTATCATAGGTATTGCAGCAGGGAAGCCCAATTGTTTTATCGTCTGCAAAATACCACCTGCTATCTGTATAGCCGCCTCAGCTATACTGGTAGCTTTCTCAAACTTTGCCTGTTTTGTTCTTAATGCAGCTTTTTTCTTCTCCAATTCGGCATTCTTTTGTGCCGTCTTATCTTCCGCCGCACGTTTACGCGCTTCGGCTTCTTCAGTCGTTATAGCACCTCTTTCTTCTAAAGCCTCTATACGGGAAATTTCCTCTTCACCAGCTTTCTCATTCGCTTCCTGTTCAGCCTCAACAGCTTCAATCTGGCGATCATAAATGGATGATATCATACTACCAATCCCACTAACCATCGCTCCCCACATCTCGGTAGTTCTTTCTATTTTCTCACCATCTGTAAGCTCTCCCCAAACGCCTGATATCTTATCAGACATAATGCTGAATCCCTTATCCATCCCGTCAAATATACCGGCAAACGGGCTATCGATATCCGATGCAAGATCTTTCAATGCAGAAGAATAACCTTTCAACGCTTCAAAATTCCTTCGTGTAATATCCTGTTGCTCTTCCGCTTTTTTCAACTGATCATCCGCATTTATAGAACCTATCTCTGCTTCCATTGCCTTTATGGATTCTCTCAACGTTTCAATCTGTTGCTTGCTTACCACGCCCGATGCTTCCGCTATCTCAATCATTTTTTCAGCAGCATCTATCTGTATCTGTAATTGCTCGTTTGCGGCTTTCCGCTCCAGTTCACGCATGGCTTCATCGTATTCTTTTCGCGATAGCAGCCCTTTTGAATAATTTTCTGTTATAATGTTTTCAAGTTCCTTATATCCAGTACTTGTAGCTGCTATACGGAGAGATGATTGTTCTTCTTCCAGTCTTAGCATCTCATCGGTATACTTTTTCTTTTCCTCGATCCTTTTTTCCTCGGCCTCTGCCAACTTCTTAGCATATTCCTCATTCTCTTTCGCTACCTTCTGCTTTCTCTCTTGAACCAACATTTCCCGGAGTTTGTTTTCTTCCTCAGAATATCCCTTTATAACTGCTATCTGGTCTTTATATTCTTTCTCTATGGCAGCAAGACTACGTTCATGCTCATCTTTAATGAGAGAAACGGACAAGTCAGCCATTTTATTCCTAAGATTCTCCATGTATTGCGCTAAATCATCCGATGCTTTATCGGCAGAATGAGGATTAAATGTAACATCTCCAATGTTAATAGAATTTGCCATATCTCTACTAGCCTTATCTACTTGATATAGCTGATTTAATAAAGAACCTATTTCTTTATCCAAGTCTTCAACCTGCTTGTTTAACTTCCCATACATGTCTCTAGCTGTATCCATAGCTGCCCCTTGACTGGATTCATATTGTGCTTTCATCTGATCTCTAGCAGATTCAAGTTTCGCACGTTTTTCTTCTTTTTCTGCCAACTGATCTTCCAAGTCTAATTTTTGTTTAGCCTGTTCTACAAGCCGATCTTGCACAGCTCTAGCTTTAGCCGAAGCTAATATGGCATTAGATAACCTTTGATAACTATCAGCCGCTTTACCTGCAAGAATGTTTTCATCACTTATATTTTTAAAGTATGAAGGATATTGCTTCTTCAGTTCCTCAACGGCTTTTTTCCGCTCTCCCATAGGTTTATTCAAATTGACAGCAGCCCTATATAATATATCCAATTTAACAGCTTCATCTTGGGCATTTTTCACACCTTCTTTTTGAGCTTTATTCAAATCCTCCTGAAGCTGTTTTAGATAATCAATTTCTTTTCTCGCATCAAACAGGCTACCCACCCATTTGGTTATCTCACCTCCATAACTCGATAAAAGAGTTATCCCAACAACTAAAGCCGTCTGCCAACTAAGAAGGGAACTCAATACCTGTTTAAATACAGGTGTAGCAGTCTGCCCCGATTTCTTAAGAAGTTCATATTCCCCCCTTGCTTTCTTTAACTCATCAATAAATGTAGGAAGGTTATTGGATATGGCAAGAAAGAAAGTATTGGCACTAACAGACAAAGCCGGAAGTTCTCTCGCAATCTGTTGTATGGAAACATTAAGACCATTCCAACCCGAAGCATAATTACCCACATTACGTTGGTAATTGCCCATCTGTGCATCTATATCCTTTAATTGTTGATTCAACTTGCCGATATTGTTCAAGATATCCATACCTTTTGCTCCCTCGCGTGCAGCTTGTGAAAGGTTATAATATTCCTTTTCCAACTGAAGCATTGAAGCCTTCATCTCGTTATAGCTTCCTGCTGTGGCAATCGCTACCTGCGTATGATTTCTCAATATCGCCGAATACTGTTTATTCTGCTCTGTCAGCATGCGTAACTGGGATACCGTAGCATCTCTTTTGGACTTGTATTCCTCTTCGCTGATAGCACCTTTCTTATACTCCTTTGATAATTCCCTCAGAGATGTTCTTAAGGCTGAAATTGTTTCTTTGTTATCACTTAACCTACTGTTCAATTCGGAGGCTTGTGTATCAAAAGCCTTTACCGTCTGACGGATTGAATCAAAATCAGCAGCAGTCATGGATATTTTCTTAGATGCTTCTTGAAATGAAACAGAAGCATTTTCCGCATCTTGTGACACGTTTTTCAGATCTTCGGAAGCACCTCTCAAATTTACTTTTACTTCCGTTATTTTGTCTGCTAATGTATTCAATGGCTTGGTAAGAAGCTCTATCTTACGGGAAATATCGGTCAATAACTTTAATTGACTAGCCTGTAATTCAGACAACCTATTTTGAGAAGCATATAATTTGGTAATTGTAGCATTATAACTGTCAACTTTAGACTGGTATTCTCTTAGATTACCCGGCTTAAAATTTATACCATCACTTAATTGTTTTGTGAAATTCGCATATTCGGAAGATGTGGTTTGAATATTAATCCTTATCTCATTTAACTTCTTAACGATGTTAGGATCAATCGCATCAGTAATTTTAAATTCTGCTCCTGCCATGGTCTTTTCGTAAGTTTTGGGTAGTGCATGACTTCATGCACTTTCTAAGAGCAAAGATAGTGATTTTATTGATATTATGAAGGTGAGGAAATAAAAAAGGGAGAAGCAAAAACTTCTCCCCGTGAAAAATAATTTATTTAAATTACCAATCATCATTTTCATTGCCCACAAGACCATTCTTCACAGCTTCTTCTATTTTATCCATAATAACATTGGAATATGCATGAGCCATAATCAATGCTTTAGACGATGTTTTCTTTGCCTTATGCTGATCTTTGGGGCTGAAAGGATAACATGTTTCTATACCCCATTTTTCTGTTTTCTTTGTCGTGTCCGCAGGCTGTCCTGTTGTACCAGCAGAAAAAGCCCCCATCCATCCGCCTCCGATGTTCTGCTCAACCTCATAATATTGAAGCGTATATGTAACACGAATTTTTTTATCTTTAATATCAACTTTTATAACAGGGTGGATGTTAACATTATAAGCTGTCATTCCTCCAATATGTTGAGCGATTCCTCCTACAAATCCTTTAGCAATAATTACTCCCGCATCCTTATCATTCAATTTAATTACTGAGTTCGCATCGTTAAAAGATTCCGCAAACCAATGGTTTAAAGTAATATATAACTGCTCTTTAGTCTGTTCCCCACAATTAATTATCTGCTCATAGGTCAAACTCTGATTCTTATCCAATACCAATGAAGAACCTAAATTTTCAGCCGCATCCACCCACTTATCACCATAATTTTCCTTTGCATATTTTTCTAATTCTTCCGCTCTCATTACTTGAGCACTCAGATTCATACTGAATAATGAAACAATCATTAAAAATAATACTTTTTTCATATAGTTATAATAATTTGGTTATTTTCAGCAAAGTAATATACTTTTAAAATCAAATCAAAACATTACGACATATTTGTTTACAATTTAGAATACTGTCTAAATAAATTACAAACATAGCATTTCAATCTTCATGTTTAAATTTCACCTTCTCACTTCTTTTCCCAGTGCATACAATCAGTTTGAGATGCTTGCCGTATATCCGTTCAAGTCTATTATTTTGTTCTTTCATTTTTTGAAGTATAATTTCAAGTTTATCTATTGTTTTCATAGTCTTTTCGGGTTATGTTGCGAATCGCAACGTTAACGGATGTAAAGAGTGTGCCCACCTCGTAAAATAAGGTGGGAAAGACTTGATTAATATGTAAGATTTAAATTAGGCTATCTTCATCAATTTTCCGTCAGAAGGTTTGCCGCCGAACAGGTGATTGATGTATGCAAGCCCTTTCTGTGTGCATAGCACAACCATCACGACAAAGCCCGGATGATTATCTCTTGGGATAGGCTTTTCTTTCATCTCAAAGTAGCCTGCATCAATATATTTCTGTTTTGGCTCGTTCCTGTTAGCAAAGAATACTCCTGCTTCACGAAGCTTCTTGAACAAGGTATTTCGTCCGAATGGTAAGCCGAGTATCTTGGCAGCCTGTCCTATATCGCACTTGCCTTCCATTGCAAAGGCTTTGTCGGCGAAGTCGGCTTTCGGCTGGAGCTTGGAATTTTGCTGTTCAAGACACTTAATCTTTTCCTCCGCAATCTCTATACGTTTCTGTAGAATCTGCTGGGAGCGCATCAAGATGTAATCATCATCCTTTAGTAGGGCTTCCCGTCTGTTGAACTCATTGATGAATCTTTCTTTAAACTCTCCGGCTTTTGCCCCAGTGTAGCCCATGACAAGGAAACTAAAACCGTCCTTTGTCATTTCATAAGCGGTCTGTTCTCGATTTCTACTATCGATGTAGGTAATAACGCCAAAATTGGCGGCATTAAAACTCGCTGAGCATGAAAGACTTTCAATGTCTCTGACTACTTTACTATGTTCTTTCCCGAACACTTCCGCAACAAGTAACGAAGTAGTCACATCGTTGCCGTTGCTGTTTTGAAATACTAATTCTGCCATAATCTGTGAACATTTAAGATTATAAGAAATTATATGTGGCAACTTTATCAAAAAGAAAGCGGTTGCACTTTACGCTGTTCACAGATGGCGCATTCGCTACGAGAGCAAATACTATAATCTTACGTAAAGGCAACCGCCAATATCCAATAAGGGCATAAAAAAAACCCATGTATGATATGAGCAACTTAACCGCTTGCTTAACGTAACGAATGCAATCGTCATCTGTGAACGGTACAAAGTTACGCAAACTTTCCATACTACCAAACGAAAACAATATTTTTTTGAAGGCTTTGTCTACCAAACCCGTTAGGGGAATTATCCTAACGGCTGATAATGTGGATAAAAACTCTAAGACTACATCTTCGTGCATCCAAGTACCACCTCCGTTATGTGATGAACCTGCCTTTGATATAACTAATTGATTTTCAGAAATACCATATTTTCTTGTAATTGCGTTAATTAATTGATTTGTAGCAGGTAAGGACAAATAATCATTGGGACGCTTTCCGTAGATTTTAGCAAGCTGTGTGGCGTTAACCATAACATCATCTTTGATGTCAAAAAGTACTTCGTTTCCATTATAGGAGAAAGTCTTGCTCGTTTCGTGAGCTGACGCAATCTGTACGGTACTATTATTCCCGTTCAAATAGATTTCATTTGGTTGTAGCATGAAATGAAATTATTTGTTATTAAATAAAAAAGCAGACAAATATCCTAGTTTGCTACAACCTACCATTGCCATTGGGCGATGATACACGGATATCGTCTGCCTATATTTTAATATATAAGTTTCCTTACGGGCATAAAAAATCCCATTGGCATATTTAATAGTAAGTTGTAGCACTACAAAGGTACAACATTTTTTCAAACAAACAAATAATGAAAATATATTTTTCATTGTTATTTTCACACGCATAATATCCATCTTTCTAATGACTTTCAACACGCCACAATATGCCTTACCTGTAACTTCTGCAATTTGCAGTGAACTTATTGTTCTTTTTTCGCCATTTTCCCCATCAATAGGTACTAACTTATTAAAATTTTCCATATCTTTGCGATATAAGATTAATATTGTTCCCCGTTGGCGGCTCAGTCACTTCCGCCTCCGGGGATTTATTTTGACTGATTGTAGCAGGTGAGGGATCGAACCTCATTGTGCCATTATTCACTCCTGCTTTCCTCCCTTATACTATCCACGCTTGGAATTGTATAAAAAGAAAGTTCCGTAATAGGTGCAAGCTACTACGGAACAGTCATATATAAACTCCAATAGGAGAATATTTAATCAACATCAAGTAACGCCTTGCACTTGTTACAGATACAAAGGTAAATGATGTTTTTATCTTATACAATGGTATGAATATTAAACAAAAGACAATATCAATTAATAGTAATACTAAGTAACGCATAGTAATATATAGTAACGCAATTATTAAATATTACATTCACAATTTAGACAAAATCTAAATTACAACATAAATGATAGTTTTGTTTTTCAATTAAAAAATAAATATCTTTTCGCACAAGACATTTGAGGAAAAATCAATATTTACATTGGGAGAACATTGGGATATTTCCGGTAATACAATTTAGTCAATGTAGATTTAAGGCTGTTATAGTCTTTGATAAAGCCTAAATCTATCCATTGAGCTATCTGTAATTCTAACTCATATAATTCGCGGATTTTATCTTCATCGCCAATCTTATTACGCATTTCTGATTCATGTTTGCCATAAACTATGATGTTTAGAGACTTGGCTAAGTCCTTAATCTTTTTCTGGAATATATCCCCAGGGAGTATTGAACAAACGGCACGACACATAGCAGGATAAGCATCTCCAGCTAAATTACGGTATTGAATCATCTCATCATATACGAAGCGTATTACCTTTACTTCAAAGCGAGGATTAATCCACATGGCAAATTTGGTAAATAAGAAAGGATGCATCCATACTTCTTCTTTAGGTCTGCCAGCTTTACCCTTCTCTTTAACCTTACTCTTCTTAACTACCTGATTATCAATTTTAGGGGAATTTTCCCCTAAACCATTTTCACGTTCTTCAGCTATGAGCGCTTCTATAAAATCTCCAGTTCTTTTAGCCAAAAGAAACTCATCCATTTTTCTTTGTTCATTTCCTTTTACTGAATTCCATTGACGTAACAAGTCCCCACCGTCAAAATAGCCATCTTTTGTTCTCTGACTAACTGTAAATTCACCCATTGGGCGAATCATGATTTGATTCGTTTTCATGTCTTTTCGTTCACAAGATGTTCCGTACATCTTAATACGGGATATAAAAAATGCGGCAACCGATATAGAGGAGTCGGCCACCGCATCATATCCATTACTCTTAATGAATATATAATATCTTTCTATGCGAAACCTCTATCTATCGCTGTTGCTAAATTAATAAATAATACGGGAAACGCCAAAATAATAGAATGATAAAAATCACCATTTTACGGAAATATGAATTCTACAAACTCACCCGACCAGTTTTCACCTTCACGACAGAACTTATACACATCTCCAACCTTGTATAATATATAAACACATTCATCCATAACAGCAGCCTTCTCTGCGATTGAACGCATATGTTCCATCTCCCTCATTGATTTATTTCCTTGACACAAGCAGTTTTTCATAATTCGCACCTCCTTATAAATTTATCAATAGAGGGCATAAGCCTGTACGTAACATAATGCCTCCTTGCTTTGGAGCTTACCTTGAAAATTTTATAGCCATATTTCTTCTCAATATCAGAACCAAAAGAAACGCCATAGCTGGCAATCCTTATACCATTTGATATTGGTATTGCCGTGATGGAACTATAAAAATCTCCACGTATGATAAGGTTTGGAGTATTATTTCCTCTTGCAGAAAAACCCAAATATGAAGGCTTTGGTTTCTGTATCTTTGTCTTCCAATTCTTATAGCGTTCGGCATTTTTCCTCCAATGCTCTCCATAAGCTTTTTTAAAGTATGGGTCCTCTGTATATCCGGGAATTAAAGGACTTTCATCGCCATCAACACCACTATATAGCTGTTCTCGTATATATTCCTCAAACTGAGGAACATCCCTTTCCATCTTATCCCTTATCATTGGCTGAATGCCATCAGCCAATTTCTTCCAACATCTCGCGTATTCCTCCAATGTCATAGCAAAACGGGGGATCAATCTCCCCCGCCTCCTAAATTACTGTTATTGATAATTCTATTATATACGGAAACCAGCCTTGATTTCCGCCTTTCTCTAGAAATGTCCTTCCAGAATACATCTATATTCTGAGCGACAAACTCATCCAATGAAAGTTTGACCACCTCGGACTCTATAAATGTGACTCCATTAATTCTCATTGTACCCATTGTTCAATTCCAATGACCCCATTAGCCTGTAAAATAGAAGGAGATTTAAGCACCGGTACACCTCCTGTCGCTGTAAGCACACCGTTACTGTATTCCAGTGCTGACGCACCAGAAACGACTGTTGAAGCCTTATTAGACAATACAGTGCCATAATATGCAGTAAGGTCTGTGCGGTCATAGTGATCCACGAGTTTATATGTATTCTCAGGAGATGCCATTTTGACAAATTCAACGTAATTCAATCCCTTGAGAACATTTTCCAAATTGACACCCGCTTGCTTTACAGACATGTTTTTCATCATCTTCTCCGCATCGGAATACATTGCATTAAACGCAAGATAAGCCTTTTGTCCGCTTGAGTCATAAGTCTGCCCTGTAGGGTAAACCCCTGACAAATCGAATCCTGCAAGCTCGTCTGTTCCGTCATCCTCTCCGTAGATAACATTATTCTTGTCAAAAACATACATATCAAACAATGTATCCTTGTTGGCTACAAGATTAGCTTGTAAAGCTAGATTAAACTTACGCAACGTGAATGTATCCGTCCTTGCCGAATAGCCCGTTATTTCCGACCCGGCATAACCATTTTCTGTTGTATTGGGTTCACCGCCGCTTACCGCGTATTCCGAAAATCCTGTAATAGGATAAATTCTGTCCGGATAATCAGCATGACAGGCTTCCTCCAAAGCATCAGCAGTCAATTCCTTGGGCAGTTTTTTGCCATGAATGACCAATATAACACCTGCGACCTTGTCCGGTTGCAGGGGGCAGTAACTCATTCCAGTATTAAATCCGGACGTGCTGCCGCACTCTCTAATATCTGTTCGCATAACAATTCTGATTTTTAACTGTTAAATCCAAATTCTTTATTTCAATAGCATCTATCTTTTCGCCAACTTCCTTACCGTCAACATCAACAGCACCACGTCTTCCAAAACTATAATTTTCTGAATATGTATGGCTTACAATACCGGAGTAACCGAAATCAAATTTATCACTTTTTTTTAACTCTTCTATGAATCCGTAATACAAAGGTCGAAGAATACCTTCAAAAGATATCTCACGACGTTGTTCATTTGTATACTTTTCCAGTGTATTGGTAGCGATTATTATGTTTACAGATGCCTTACAAAAATAATTCTCACTATCCCTTTCCTCGTCTAAGGGAACATACAGCCCTATCATTGGGAATTTTCCCGATGCTGTCACCCTGCTTTTCCCAAGAAGAAGAAGTGTTTCCCTTATATAAGAACTGTCACCATATATGTAATTTATCTGTTTATCCATTCTTTTTGACAAGGAAGCACATACATCTGATATTATATCAATTATCATAACCCAAAGGAATTAATTGTTTCCATCAATTCGAAATCGGTGGCGATATCCGGATAGTCCGCATTATTGGCTTGAAGCCATCTCACAAGTCTGATATTCATTCTTACCATGTCGTTCCATGCAAACATCATTTTCCTTTCGGGACTTACAAGACGACCATCATCTCCATCAGCCTTCACTCCTGTAATAGTCGCCTGAGTGTGATTATGTCTCAAGTAATGGAAGTATATATAGTTGGCGATGGGGGATTTGGAAATCTCCCTATCGCCATCACTATATTTCATGACAAGATGCGCTATAAGATCATCCCATCTTTTTTCCTTCGTTTTTCCATCGTTGGAAATATAGGATGAGAATTCCTTATACAACTTTTCCCCTAGGAGCTTCTCTAAATATTCCGGCTCATATTGCATTACAAAGCCTTGAAGGCTGTCAACAATTGCCTTATTAGTCTCAGAAGGAGTATGTATATTCAATACTGCACCTTCGATATCAAGAATACCACCTTGGAAAAAAGTATAATCCACCAACATTACACAATATCTTTGAGGTTCTTCTTTTTATTGAACAAATCTTCAGCACCGATTTTCTTAGCGTCCTCCATCAATTCCGAAGGAACAGTGGCAACACGTCCATCTTGGAAGAACTTACCTGCAAGTAACATATTAACACTTACTTTATCACCTTTTTTATAAACGGCCCCGTCCTTTGCGAACTCAACCTCATAAGTTTTAGTCAAATTTACTTTCATAATGTTTAATAAATTTATCCGCCAATACCGGCAGGGGTTATAGCTTCAATAACGGTCGCAATCTTATCCTTGACAAATGCAGTTTTATATTGCTTTTTAATATACGCCATAAGACGTTTTTCACCAAGGATAGTCACCATATTTTTAGTGAAATCATCATTTTCCCATCCAAGTGTAATGGTAAGAACCCATACATCACGGATGTTAAGATAGTTAAAATCGCCAACCCAAATATCACCTTGCTTGATTGCTGTGCTGGTTTCCACTCTCAGACCTTGAATCAGTTCATCGCCAATACGGAAAGGACGAAGATATTGCCCATTAACATCCTTAGTCAACTGCATCTGCGCATAGTCAAGAGGATGCATAAGCACAAGATTTGGACGATAAGCCATATTGGACATTGACACAATCTGTGTATACATACCAACAATAACATCATAAGTGTTGGGCTTATCTACTTTCAGAGCTGTCAAAGAGAATGTAGGTATATCACTCCCAATCCCTTTAATCTGACCGCCGGAACCAGTACCAGACAGAATACCTTCTTCTTCTTTCAAACCAATACGATTGATAATCTCAGCCCTAACCTCCGCAACCAACTGAGGCAAATCAGATAATGTTTCTTCAGTTACTTTTGCGCCAAGAGCCACTTTGCCAGCATTGATAGTAACTTCTGCCAATGTACCGCTCATCATAGGCTTAAGACCGCCTTCTGGAACCCATTCAGCTTCTTCTTCACCTGGATTGAACTCCGCATAAGTCAATGATCGTGTAGATATTGCTGCCACATTGGCAAATTTACGGATTACAGTCTGGGAACGTGGATCAACAGATAACTGACTATCAATTGTCATGTTATAATGTGGTGCCACACCCGTACTCTTCAAGGGCTCAACCTCCTTCTTGTTTATAACAAGCGTAAGGCTTTTCTTAAAACCGGGGGACTGCTTACAAGCCGTTTTCAAGTCCACAGTTTTCTCTCCATGCTTGCCTACTGTGATGAAATCCTTCAGTTGCTCTTCAATCTGCTGGTCTACAGACTTGAACACCATTTGCCCGTCTTCATTCTTATGCATTGCACCTTTCATGCGAACGATTATCTCTTTCATCTCACCAAGTTCCTTACGCACTGTTTCCAATTCCTTTTCGGAATCTATCTTTTGAGAAACCTCATTTAATTTATCCTCAAAAGTTTTTTTGTCGATAGTATCGTCCATGAAATCGCCTACAGTAGCGTTTATTGCGTCCTGCAACGCCTGTAATGACTTCACGGAAACCTCATCCATTACCGACAAATCAATTTTGCTTAAAAAGTCAAATTTCATGCTTCTTTAAGTTTTAAAGGTTTTGTAAATAGTTTTATTTTTTCATCGGCTCCCTCTTCATCAAGTGGCTTGTCTGCCGGCTTGTATCGAGCGAGTGACATCGCTTTTCTTACTAACATTTGGATTTCCTCCCTCTTTCTTATCGGAAGTCCTTTACATACATCACTTATTTCAACCGGAAGTGACTCCAACGCACTTTCATATTCTTCTGCCGATTTCAGACCAAGATATTCAGTTTCTCCGTTACATCCTATGGACACTACGGATATCTCATACAGAATGACTTCCTTTACAACCAAGCAATCACGTTCCCTGTCATATTCACATTTTTCCCATACATAACTATAACCTATAGAGAACTGGTTCAAAGTGCCACTTTCAAGCTGCTTCAACGCTTGATTTCCTCTTTCCACATCATCAATAGACGCTTCAAAGTAAAGCCCTTTCTCATCTTCTTGCAGAAGCGTAATGCGTCCTATAGGCTCATGCATGTCATGCATCCACAACATGATAATCTTATCATTAGCAGAACTTCCCGGGCCTCTCTCCTGTATGCTTTTTGAAAAACAACCTTTCAGGAGCATGTCACCGGACTTATCAATGTTATTGAAAACCGCAGCATAGCCACTGATAGTTCTGCTGCCAGAATCATATTGTATCTCCTTTGCATAAAAAGCTAAGGATTTATACTGCTTCCCCAGCCTGTTTTTGTATTTGCTTGTCTCCATCATTATTTATTTCACTTTTAAATTCTCCCTTAGGATTATCAGGATCAATATCTGTAAAATTGGACATTTCGGTTCTTGCCTCTTCAAAAGTAATCAGCCGATTGTTATACAATGAAGCTACAGCATTAGAGGCTGTAGACAAGGCATCCGCCAATTCTTTCATATCCTTTTGAAGGCAAGGGACATGAGTGAAGTCCATTTTGATTATTGCCCTGTCCTTACATATAGCATTAGTCAGAGCCTCTGTTATAGATTCACTGTCAGGTATAATAAGGTCCTGATATGCCGCTTTCTTTGCTTGAGAAGAGTTATCATAAGTACTTCCTTGTATAATCAGATTGGGGTCAAAGCCTATCGTCTGAGCTATCGCTTCCAAACACGCCTTATCCTCCTCATGAAGCTTCAATTGGTCTGTATTTGACCCTAATGTAATCCACCCTAGTTTCTTAGGAGTCACCATGATTTCATACAACTTATGCACTATACCATATTTCCTTTTGAAATCATCCTGCAATTTCTTGGATTCAGACGGAGTAATAGCTGCATTCCCTACGTCAGTCGTATCATTTCCGTATAGTATCCCTTTAGGTCCTCCATTAACAATAAGGTTTCCTCTCCCTATCAGTTGAGCCATATAGTTTCGAGTATGAGTAGATAATGCGTCCACAGGGGAGTGGAAGGTAATTCTCCCTCCATTATTACTTGGAATATCCATTATCGAATCGTATATGACAAAATACTCCTCATCACCAAGTTCTATATTCTCATTTCCCCAACGTATATATACCCTTTTAGAAATTGAAGAAAGTTCTGTTTGAGTAAATGGGCTCTTACCAAGAGACTCCATGTAGAATAATTCGGGAGGTATTACCATCATGGATTTAGGAAGGTCGGATTTTAAAGCTCTTAATGTATAAATAGGGCAAAAACCGAAACACTTCAAAGATATCTCAACCTGCTTTATGAAAGAACGCCCACTCTGTATCACATTCGGACGATTCAGAAGAGTCACAATGTCTTTGAAACTCCTCTTCTCGTTTCCGTTAATATCCGTCACATAATACCGCCCATTCTGCATCATTCTTCCGCAATGATCTAGAACCATTGCAAACGGCCAACATTCATGTAAGGCTCTTGATTTCCCTTCAACGGTCGACATGTCAAAATCTATATTTCCTCTATTACCAGAAAACAGATTTTCCACCCATTTAGGAACATAAATAAAATTACCACCATCATCTTTACCATGATAAGTAGCATCACTATACATATCCTTATTCGACTTCTTTAAAGAAGGTATCTTAAACCAATGTTTCATTGTTCAACAATAAAGGCAACCGCCGTTATAATACAGCAATTGCCTCCACAGTGATCACGTTCTAAAAGTGGGTATGGTGTAACTTCACACCATGAAGGCTATTGCCTGCTACAAAGGAACAAATTAATTTATTTATTAACAAACAATTTAAATATTATTTTTGTTTAATCTAAATTAAAATAACAGATTATACAACATATATTTTATTAACCTTTTTTCCATGTGGATACAACCTGTTTGATATCTTTGCTATTGTCTTCTTGGGGAAATGGGATAGAGAGTAGGGCGTGGATTGAACGGCTGCTGTGCTTTTTGCTGGCGGTCGTTCTTTTTTTTGTATTCTTATTTGCGAAAGAAAGAAGCAATATTTATCTTTGTGGAAGCGTGTGAAGATGCACGCCACATTGATTATGACGAAAGGACATACTACATATTTGATAAAGCCAAGAGCTTGTTGCGGATTAGTTTCCGTAGCAGGCTCTTTTTTGTTTTGTATAACAAAATAAAGGTTAGCTTGAAAATCGGGTAATCCAAAACGTGTAATTAAAGGATTAAAAAAGGATTGAACTATAATTTTTGTATAATGAGAAAGGAGACAAAAGAAAACATTCAGTATTCAACCGCTGTGGGGATGCTTGTACTGGGAGCGTCCTTGGCTGTGGCTGGCTTTGTGTGCTCGGAACCTATGGGCCAGATACACGACAGTGTATTGTGGTTGTTTGCTCAATGTCTGTTGTATGCCGGTAGTGTTTTTGGCATCAGCATCTATATTAACAGCCGGTTTAATAATTTAATAGAGCAATTAAAAGAAAAGGAGGGAAAGAGAAATGGCTGACGTAAGAAAACTTGCACCGTTTATCCTGAAGTGGGAAGGCGGTTTTATAAATGACCCTGACGATTTGGGAGGGGCTACCAATATGGGCGTAACCATCGGAACTTATGAAACGTATTGCCGGAAGAAAGGCTATCCCAAGCCTACGGTTGAAAGATTGAAAAACATCGCGAAAGAGGAATGGACGGAAATCTTGAAAACCATGTACTGGGACAGATGGAAGGCTGATGAGATAAAATCGCAATCAGTTGCTGATATATTGGTTGATTGGGTCTGGGCATCCGGTGCGCACGGAATTAAGATTCCTCAACGCTTGCTTGGTGTTACAGTGGATGGCATTGTAGGTCCCAAGACCATTGCCGCAGTTAATTCTCCTAATCCCCGTGAATTGTTTGACCAGATCAAGATTGCACGGTTTGATTTTATTGAGGATATATGCCGGAAACGCCCAGCAAACAACAAGTTCAAACGGGGGTGGATGAACCGTATCAACGATATAAAATTTGAGGGATGAAACAAAGGATCTATATATGGATTGCGGTAGCGATAGCATTGCTATTGCTGTTTGGATCATGCCGGAGCATAAGGTATGTCCCGGTGGAAACAATAAGGACTGACAGTCTTTATCTTACCGTGCATGAACGTGATTCCATTCACATTAAGGATTCTATCTATGTAAAAGAGAAAGGCGATTCAGTATTAGTTGACAAGTGGCATATAGTCTACCGTGACAGGACAATTCGCGATACAACCTATATAGAGAAGGAGAAAGAGGTAGAAATTCCCTATCCTGTGGAGAAGGAATTAACATGGTGGCAGAAGACAAAATTAGAACTAGGAGAGTTATCTATAGGTGTTATATTAGTATTGCTAATCGTAGTCATTTGGCTGATAAAGAAGAAGGGAGGTGCAAGATGAGATAGCAACATCAAGTATTATTCGCCACAGGTAGAAGTGTGGCATATAATAGAAAAACTCATTTAATAAAAGTAATTCTTTCAGGGGCTTAGAATCAAAAAAAAGCCCCCAACGTTCAAATAATTATTGCCACATAAAAATTTGAAAAAGCATAAGACACCGTACGTTGGAGGCTTAATATCTTCAACACGGTATCTTATGCTTTGTTTATGTATATATCAAGTTTTTTATGTGGCATGGCAAAGATAAGAATAAAAACTAGAAAAAACATGTGCAAGTCAGAAATCTTTGCCAAAATAATTAATATTGTTTCAAAAGAAACAGAAGTGTCTGTTGACCAAATATTATCGTCTGATAAGAAGATGGAGACAGTGGATGCCCGGTATCTTCTTGTATCTCTTCTTTTCGAAAGTGGTATGTACCCTTCACAGATAGCCGTTCATATCCACAAAACCAAACGTGCAGTTAACTACATGATATCTAATTTCCATGAGAGGATAGAGAATGGGAAAATGATGAGAATATATTGGGATAATATAAAGAATTTGTTGGGAAACAACTGATTCCTCATGAGATATGATATATATACTTTTGTGAACGGTCGATTTTGACCGGGATACAAAATACAAATACTTATGGAACGAACTTATGTTTTTAACCAAGACGGTGGAACCGGCGCAAACAATGGTCTGCTTGCGTCCATTCTTCCGTCCTTGCAGAGCCGTGGAATTGACACAGGCTATCTGATGGGGCTGATGGGAGGAAATGGAAACGGCGGCTTTTTCGGAAACAATGGAGGTTTTCAGGACATCATTGCATTGATTGTGATTGCAGCCATCTTCGGTAACGGAAACTTTGGATTCGGTGGCAACAACAATAAGGGTGCCGATGAAGGAAGAGAAATGATCATGCAGACACTTAACCGGAACGGTGTGGACATTGCATCATTAGCCCAAGCTGTTAACACCTCTTCAGACCAAATCCTTGCCGGTATTAACTCTGTATCACAGGCAATCTGCGGTCTCGGTAACCAAATGGGTCAGAACACCAACAGTATCCTGACTGCGATTATGCAAGGTAACAACGCTCTGACATCTCAGATCTGTAGCTGTTGCTGCGATATGAAACAGCTTGTAACCACACAAGGATACGAGAGTCAGCTTGCAATGTGCAACCAAACTAACGCATTAATCAACACTGCTAACCAAAACACATTGTCATTGCGTGACGGTGCTACTGCCAACACGAATGCTATCCTTGCTAAACTTGATGCAATTCAAAATCAGGCATTGCAGGACAAAATCGCATCTCTTACTGCGGAAAAGGCTACTTTAACAGCCGAAATATCCCAGCGTAATCAGAACGCCACTATCCTGAGTGCAGTAGGACAACAGATTGCTCCTTTGGCAGCCGGATTGCAGGCATTACAAAGCGATGTTGATGGAATCAAATGCAAGCTCCCCAATACTGTGAGTGTTCAATACCCCAATTTAACCGCTATTAATACAGATTGTTTCCGTGCAGCCGCCTACGGTGCATATATGGGTGACGCTGTATACGGACGTAGTGGATGTGGTTGCAACAACTACTGGGGTTAATCCGGTAAGAAAGGAGGTAGATATGTGGCCTAACTTTTTTACAGGATTCCCATTCCCATCAATCGGAAGAGCAAACTTCAATACTCTTCCTACGGTGGCTGTGACAGTCGGTACGGAGAATGTTACTCTTGAACTCCCTAACCATGCGTTCCGTAACAGGGATTATGTTGGGGGATTCTATATCAGTCTCCGACAAGCTATACCTGCCGGTACGACTGCTACACTTCCGATATTGATAGGAACTAATGGGGACACAAGACCGTTGATGGCTTATAACAATGAGCCTGTGACTGTTGCAAACTTGGCTGGAACCGGCATCTATGAGATTCATTATAACAAGTACACCAACGAGCTGTTCCTTGTTAATGGCGGATACAGACCTACCGCTACTCCGGCTGCAACGGCAGAAGCAATGTCAAGCAAAAGCAAGTAGTTAACACGGGTGCCGGGGTTCTTGGCACCCTATTAAAATTAAACCAATATGTTTCAATCACTTCGTACCAATAACCAGTTATATATACTTCATAAGGATGCTAACCCGTTTATCGAATACGGCCCGGTAGTCAGCGTTTCCGCTCCCAAGCCGAAATATCCTATGGCATCCCCTATGGGACAGTTGCCCCAAATGGAAATGGTTGTGGATGTTGTTGTCTGTATCAACGGGCAGAACACGACTTTCCAAAATCTTCCTGCCGGCATGGATATAGCCGACTTCGGACAGAACGGCAATATCGTAGTGTCATGCTCACGTGATGCGATGAATAACGAGGTCGCTTCTATGAAACAGAAAAGCATAGACATCATCAACAGCATGGATTTTCACAATTCCGTCATTGCAGGGTGTGACAAGATGCTTACGCTCTTGAACCCTGAATTTGCCGAGAAACAACGTCAGGAGCAGGAAATATCCTCTCTGAAAGGGCAAATGGCGGAAATGAGCAAGAACATGTCTGACCTTATGGAATTGAACAAACGGCTTATGGAACAGCTCGGAGTGGTTGAAACATCCAAAACAAAGAAATGATTATGGGAATGTGGGAAATATTAGAAGAAGGGCGTGACGATTACGGACGCGGCTTCGGTATGAGAGGTGACGAGGTGGAAGAAGCCTACAAGGAAGGCTGCCGCCACGGTTACGAAAAGGCCATGAGAGAGATTCATGGAGACATGGGCTTCCGTGATGGCGGAAGAAATTATTCAGGATCAGGTATGGGAGAACGCAGATATCCCGGCTATTTCCCTGAATATCCCCGCATGGATGACATGGGAGAACGCAGACGCAGACGCGCCAACGGTGAGTTTTATTAATGGTGGAGGGGTGGAATGCCCCTCTTTTTAAACAAAGGTTATGGAACAGAGATTGGATACATACAGCAGATTCCCATCTGGCATGAGGGAATATCTGGAAGCATACGGCTTTCATTTCAGCAAGAAACTTTATGAATGGGCCGTCTCAAAAATGAAAGTGAAAGACGAAACCACGGGTAAAGAAAAAAAGTTGGAGCCGTGGAGCAAAGATGAAGTGGACGATATGCTGAAAGCGAACGGAATTACCATCGAGCACGACAAGGGTTATGACGTTGCTTATGTCGCAAACATGCTGAAAGCGGATTTCTATAAAAAATCATTGGTTGACGAGGCGCATTTGTGCAAGCATATAAAGTGCTACCTTGATGATATTGATGGCGATCCTTGCAGGGCGTTTGACGAGTTCTTTGCCACCTGTATAGGTAAAGGGATTCCTGTAATCTGGTCGGATGTGATATGATTGTTCAGGAGTTCTACATACCAAAATATGGGGACTGGCACGTCAAAGTGTATTATGCGGTACACACCTATTGGGCGGATCGGATCATTATGGACCTGTACCGTATAGGATGCAGGGGGGATTCCCTCAAGCGTGCGTATCGCAATCTGACTGAAGGCAGAATGAATACCGGTCTAACCTATTCGGACTACAGGAGAAGAGAAACAGTAATGGTTATCTCACTAACCTCCACTCCCGAAGAGTTTCAAAATTCGTGGGATCACGAAAAAGGTCATTTGTGCCGGCATATCTCCAAGGCTTTCGGGATTGATCCCTATGGTGAGGAAGCGCAGTATCTTAGCGGATATGTGGGGCAGAAGATGTTTCCGGTAGCGAAGAAATTTTTATGTGAACATTGCAGAAAGGGACTGGAAAAATAATAATCGAACAGAAGCGTTCTTTGACTTGTTGGAATTACCGTTTTTACAAAATAGTCGTGAAATTATATACATAAATCCAATAAAATTATATATCTTAATTATAGATATATATTGGAATAACAAATACTTTATTCTATCTTTGAGCCGAATTTTAAATTATAGATGGAAATGGAACAAGAAAACAACAATGCGATTCTTTCTTTTGAAGACTTTAAAAACCAAAACGGCATCGTTTATTGGTGGGCCTCAGAAGTAATGGTTATGCTTGGATATAATGATATGAAAGCATTTTGTAAAGTTCTTGACCGCGCAACAAAGGCTTTTGTTTCGCTCAACATTCCTCATTATGAAAATATAATAGCTGTGAAACGCAATAATAATGGTGTTGAGTTCCAAGACTTCAAACTTACACGTTTTGCGTGTTATCTTGCTGCTATGAATGGCGATCCAAAGAAGCCAGAAGTAGCATTGGCGCAAGCTTATTTCGCACAGCAAACACGAAAATTTGAATTATACATTGAAAACAATCAGGAAATAGACCGCGTGCTAATACGTGAAGAACTTGCAGATGGAAACAAATCTCTCGCTTCAACGGCAAAAGCCGCAAATGTTACTGATTATGCAAAGTTTCAAAATGCAGGTTATCTGGGTATGTATAATATGGAATCGTGGAAGCTTGAAAAGAAACGTGGCGTTAAAAAAGGAAAGCTATTTGACAGAATGAGCCGTACCGAACTTGCTGCCAATCTATTCCGTGTTACCCAAACCGAAGAGCTTATAAAGAGTAAACAAATATCTGGACAAGCTAATTTAGAACAAACACACTATACTGTTGGAAGACAAGTCCGAAATATAGTAGAACAAAATACCGGGCGCAAACCTGAACAGTTGCCACAAGAAAAAGAATTGCCTATAATTAAAAAAGCTCTTAAAATGACAGCAAAGGAAATGAAAAAGATTGATAAATAATTTTTTCGAATTGTAGTTTTGTTCTGCAATCTAAAGGTGCGAAAAAAGATAACCCCCATACATCTACACTAGTGAGCTACGGTCAACGTAGCCTTTCAATGTATCAAGGGCTATCTTCATGGCGCAAAGATAAAATTAAATATTCAAAAACGCAAAATAAAGTAACTATTTAGCATTAAGCGGTAATTCCCAACGGGTTTTACCGCTTTTTTTATGTTAACAGAATATGGAAGAAGATAAGTTGAACATATTGCTTGAGCAGGCTGATGATGTGCCTCACTGGTATTTTTGTCGTTTACTTGCTGTGATGCGATGGAACGTATAGAGAGGTGGATATACAGGCTGATACCTCTTGTCGTGTTGGCAAGGGTGATATCGTTGTGCCTATGAACTAAAAGCGATAACTCATAAGCACAACAGATGGATTTATATAATACTGTTTAATTTTTCCGCATGTTTTTCTACTGAACTATTTAGAATTTTTGCATAAACTTGTGTGACTGAAACCTTTGTGTGCCCTAGCATCTTAGACAACGTTTCGATAGGTACGTCATTTGCTAAAACAACAGTGGTAGCGAATGTATGCCGGGCTATGTGACTGGTTAAGGGCTTTTTTAAACCAATAAGTTCAGCTATGATTTTAAGGCTTCTGTTAAATGACTGTACAGTAGGGACTGTAAATTTATAATCGTATTTTTTTAATATTTCCATTGCTGGAGTAAGTATAGGTGTGTAAAATTTGGTTCCGGTCTTGATACGTTCTCCGTCTATATATGCAACTCCGTTATGTTCTACAGTACATCTGTCATAATCAAACATGTATAAGTCAACCCATGATAAGCCGGTATAGCATTGAAATATAAACTGATCACGTACTTTTTGTAATTGTCGATCATTCAACTCTATATTGCGGATAGATTGCAGTTCGTCCATTGTGAGAGGCTGTCTTGTTTTATATCTACCATGTTTATCTTTGAATACCCTGTAAGGTGTGTCCTCGATAAGTCCAAGCCGAAGCGCTTCATTAATATAAGGTTTTATTCTCTTATGGTATCCATGTATTGTTGTCTGTCCTCTTGTTGGATCTTCTCTTCTTATAAACCTGTCAAATAAAGCTATATTTTCAGGAGTGATATCGTCAAATGTTTTAATTACTCCGGAGCGTTTTAGAGCTTCCAGTGCTATAAGGTGCGCTCGTTTGGTTGACCATTTAAGATCCCTTCTTTGTAACTCGTCATAAGCGAAATCTAAAAATGACGATTTAGACTTTACGTGTTTTTCGTTATAAAAAATATTAAAGTTTTTTAGATTGATGTCTTTTCCTTCTTTTCTGATATTTTTGATAATGTCCTCAAATTTTTTAATATGCTTTGTTATTGCCCTATTTAATTCTTTAAATTTGGCATGTCGTACAACGAATTCTCCATCCCATTGGTTTGAATACAGTTCAATGTCTGTTGAGATCCATTTTCTTTCTGTACGCGAGAATTGAATTTCAATTTCAACCTTAGCTGATTTCTCCGGTGTTGCTTTCTTTTTTCTGTCGAATACCGGCTTGATTTTCCATGTTTCCATACTGTTTCTTTTTTAATTTATAATTTGTTAATTACGGTAAATGTGATACCAAGTGTGATACCAGCTGTGATACCAGAAACAAATTGGTATCACACTTGGTTCAACAATGTAACGATAAGTAACGCAGAGTAACGGTGGTAGCCATTAAAAAGGTTACTTAAACATGTTGGAAATCAGTCGATTAGGTTTGTAAGATGTTGATTTATAGTCTATTGGCGTAAAATAAAAAAAAGGGGGCATTTTGACCCCCTTGAGCCGAAACCGGGAATCTAACAAATTATTTATAATCAACCGATTAAGCGTTATTTTTTTGCCATTGGTATCACACGGTAAAAATATTCAACGCGTTTCTGAGCCCTGTAGAGGGCTTTTTTTATGTTTTTGTGATACCGACAAATTCCGTTTTTAAGTTAAAAAATCCACCTATTTTTAACAAGATTGTATAGCGTATCATATTACTTTTTCATACAGTTTACCATTGATTGTTAGATAGGAGTTAAAACATAATGTTTTGCTTAGAATATTAGATTAATGACGTTATTCTATAATTTCTCCCAAATCAATATCAACGATAATTTTTTCATCTGTAGTGGTATTGTCATAAAATATAATTTTTAACGAAATGACCATTTTATTTCCACTAGTAGATATGTTTGTATAATTGAGTTTAGAAGGCTTTTTATATTTATGATTGATATAGCTATGTAGATTTATATCTGTTCTTCCTTTGTCAAGGTCAAATATTGACATACCGTCATAAGAAGTCCTCCCGTCATCCCAATCGACTAGCACATATTTTCTTCCCAAAATAGCGTCAGGACTACCAAACCCAGCTAGATGTATATGGTTATTTTCTTCTATTATATTTCCGCTCTTGTCAATAATAAAATATCCGTTATTTTTCCCTATTATAATAGAATCCCCATATCTTATAGCTGCATTTTCGTAATCGTAATTATATGCTCCGTCATTACATATATATTTAGTAGATATAAGATCCCCATTCAGATTATAAATGGCAATACACTCGGCTGAGCATTTTAACATCATTGAAATATTAACAAAACCAGACCATTTACACAATAATAAATTATCATTGTCAAAAAAAGGATATCCTGAAGATGGCTCAAAAGCTACTGTTTTGTATTCTCCATATCCTAAATATATATCTACTGGATCAGGAATTATCATATCTTTCTCCCATATAATCTTATTATCACTTCTTCTTTCTTTTACCAGCCGCTTTTTAGATTCATTATTTATTGATGCATAATATATATGCGTTGAATCTTGGGCTAATAATTTCCATTCATTAGTTGTTAAATAATCATCTACGGGAATGTTATCTTCGTTATTACTACAACTGGATATTACTCCAATAAGTAATAAAGATATTAGCAATACTTTTTCCATAATATCTATTTTTTATTAAGACTAATCGTCTTATGAATATTATTCTTTTCTGGCTCTATTTTATTGCATGTAATTAGATTTAACTCAACCCCGAAAAGAAGTCTTTCTAATCTATCATGTTGGTTGTTCATCTTAATGGCAATGTCTTCTAATTTGTGTATTATATCATTGTTCATGTCTAAGGTTTTTAATCTCCTTAAAAAACATGATAAGATGTTCATTTGTTTAGCTTACATTTGGTTTTTGTAACTGTTCTTTCAAATCGGTGTTTTCATTTTTAAGCACTTCGATAACATTTAGTAAATCATCCATACGTGTTTGGTATGTTTCTATTACTTTTATAAGGACTTCGATGGTCCTTTTGCTGTCTATTTGTTCTCCATGTAAATCTATGTTAATATTTTTTGTTTCAATTTGGTACGGTGCGGATGTTTTATTAGTTTTTGATTCTGAATCGGATGATGCTGGCTCAGATTTAAGCATCTCACCCTCTCCTGTAAGAATATAATTTGCATTAACATTGTATTTATTACAAAATTCGTATAAAACATTCATTGAAACCCCAACTCTGCCACATCTAATTTTAGACATTGTCCCTTTAGACAATGATTCCAAATTGTTCCATACTTGATAGTCACTGATTTTTAGAGAATCTATAACTTCTAAGAATCTACTTGTATAAACGTTAAAAGCATCCATATTATATAGATATTATTAGGTAGTATCATTAAAGGATACTATATTTGCGTTGTAACACTGCAACTGTTACGTGCAAATGTTTAAACTTACCTGACATGGTGTTTAATATATCAAAAGAGGATTCGCGTTAGTTGCAGTAACGTGGGTTCTCTTTTTTAATTTTATATTTATGAATAAAGAGTTCAATTCAGATCTTTTGCAAAACATTTCCAAACTAAGCGATGGGAATGTAATAAAGTTCCTTTTAGGTGCTTCTGAGCAAGGTAAATTTCCTCCCGAAATCTCCGACTGTATTACTAAAGTCGTGGACTACATGAATGAAAACGAGGTTCGTGTAGATCCGGGCTTCCGTTACAGCTTGAATATATCTTTATTCCGTAAGGATAAGTATTGGATAAGGACTATCACAGACAGGGTAACAGGCGAGATATTATATGAAACCAAAACCCGTCAATGCTTTCCGGATAACCGTACTATCTATACGGAGTTGGAGTATGGCTTATTCGGGAGTAGTATCTATCATCCCAATTATACTATTCAGCGAAACAAACAATGATGCGATTGTTTGTGCAAACTCAATACATTTGTTAGCCTCTTCGGGGAAATCACTTTCTAGTTTTTTCCCCATTAGTTCAAGTTCCAAGCTCATTTTTTGAATATTAGCTTTCTTTATTTCATACGCGGCTTTGAATCCTCCGAATTGGGCTATTTCATATAGCTTGCAAGTAGGATATATATCACTACAATCCCAATATTGAGAAATATTTTCTTTTATTATGTATCCTTTTTCAAAGAAGTCCATAATCACCATTTCAAATTGTTTCCCATTAATTTTTAAATTGGGAACATCATTAGGAGTAAAACAGAATGTTTTTCTTTCATGAGCCGCCATATCAAGGATCGCTTTCATTATTTTATCCTTTTCCTTAGGAGTTATAGCCCCACAAAAGTTGCGTTCGTTTGAATGTTGAATGTCAATCATATTACCTCATTTTTTTATTGCGTAATCTTATCTTTCTTATATTCAGTATTTTATATATCGCGTTATTTAGAATAATGTATAAATAGCAAATAGTATCATAAAAAGATACTTTAATCTTTTGTAGTATCATTAATGGATACTATCTTTGCAATGTGAAAACGAACTGAATACAGTTTTATTTCGCAACGGCAATAATTAATATACAAATATATGAATAAAATAGGAAGAACCAAAGAAATCCCACGGATAATCGTTCCACAAGGTGCACAGAAACACATCGCATCTCATTTCGGGGTTAGCGGTGAAACAGTACGCAGAGCATTAAAGTACATTATCAACACTGAACTTGCAGTAAGAATAAGGGAAGAGGCGATAAAGAATTATGGTGGTGCAGAATCCATTATCAGAGTGAAAATATAAATATTCAAGGGTTATGATGACAAGAACAGAAATGAATATGCTCACGGAAAGATTTGCAGAAGTGACGGGAAAACAGAATGATTCTGTAATGAATTCTGCTAGATGCGCAGAATATCTAGGAATATCTCAAGGAGCTTTAAGAAAACGCGTTCATGATGGTACTATCCCATATACTAAAAAGGGTAAACTGTTGTATTTCTCTAAACAAGATGTAAATAAATACTTATTAGATAAATAAAAAATGAGCAAAGCAACCGATTTTATAAATAATAAATGCTACCAGCTTGGTAATCCGGTAGAACCGTTGATTTTTAAAGCTGACGCACTGGAGGCTGTTAATATCGCATCCAAGGAAATAGAGGAACGAGCTGTGAAAGTGTACCGACAGTTATGTCCTTGTTATCAAAATGGGAAATGCAAGCATTATCCCCACAACCAAAAACAAGGTAGCCAAATATGTGATATGGAATGTGATCGTATAAGTTATCTAAAGAAACAATTGGCTTGTATCTCAGCAGACAAATAAATATATCCCCTCCCGTAAGATTCGGGGTAACAACCGGTTTAAGCCGTTGAGGGGAACTGTTCAAAGTTCTTTCACACATTGTAAATGTTTATATGGTGTAACTCATAAGCCATATAATGCAGACAAACGGACTGATTATAGGAGTCAATACCAGCAGGGATGCCGTGACGTATTGAGGGTCTATAATAATTGATTGAACATACTTTCGGTGCACCGATTTGTCCTTAGTGCATTAAGTAAACTTGGTTGGGCACAAGTACCGCCGGAAGGTCTAATATATCCCCTCCCGTAAGATTCGGGGTAACAACCGGTTTAAGCCGTTGAGGGGAACAATATAAAAATGCGTATTATGAAAACAGCTAATTTTATCCTGTCTATATTCGCCGCACTATGTTCTTTAGGAATGATTTATGGTGCGATAGTTACGGAAAGCCCTATAAAATCCGTATCGGTGATTATATTTTCTATTATCTCATTATTTTGTGTGAGATTGGTGGTAATGACATACAGAGAGTTAAAGGAATATGAATGATTTTTTCATCTAGTTTTTTTGTTATTTTCATAAAGTTTTTGCTGTCTGTCCGTGCCGGTATGTGAATATAGGTACGGAATTTCACCGTCCATGGTTGGTACTGTCTAAGGTAATAAACATAAATAATTATCTGTTCTAATCTCTACTTTCATTTAACGGATAGTATGGCGGTCCGATTCCGCTGACGGTGGCTGTAAGTTATCATAAGTGATAGATTAAGTCGTTTAGGTTTTGCTCCTGTAGTCTGTGAAGATAGCAGGAGTTTTTTAATTGGAAACAAGTTAAGTTATGGATATAAATATAATAAAGGAGAAAGCCAGAGAGTATGCAAATGGCATACATGGAATTACGCACAAAAGAACAGCATCAGTGGATTTTGAAAAAGGTGCTCAATTTGTTTTGGAATCCATGAAATGGAGGAATGCAGAAAAAGATCCTCCACCATTAGACACAAGAGTGTTTGTAAAGAGTTCCGGGAAATTTGTGAATACCGGGATGTTGGTATTCGATAGTGAGCATAAGAAGAACATTTGGATATGTGGAAATACTAACCGGGCATGGGACATTGATTTTTGGAAACCATTGCCACAATAATTAGATAAACTTAAAATAAATGGTTATGAAGAAAGGTGATAAAGTACGTGAGATAGGTGATACGTTGACAGGTACAATAGTTTATATCGCTAACGGATATGCTGATGTCAAATATCCTAATATGAAAGGTGTATGCTCATTGCCGATCCAATTTCTTGAAAAGGTATGAGAACTATAAGCCAGATAAGCGATGAATTGGAAAAGCTTTATTCAGAGCTTGATATAGTCCAGTCAATGAGTGAGGAATCGGTAAGGCTCACATTCAATGCTGAATGTAAGGGCAAGTATATATCCTTGCTTAATGAAGAAATCGATTCTCTAGAAAACGAACTTGAAGAAGTGGAAAGATATCATGGCAGGAAGCGGAACTTTGTAAGGACTGCGGACCTGCCTTTTTTGTGTTGGTAAAAGCGAACATTTTAAAATTTAAATATTATGCCTATAGTTAAGAAAAATGATGTTTTACCGGAGCGTCCTGTAATTATTGTATTATATGGAGTACCCGGAAGTGGGAAAACCTCAGTAGCTACAACAGCGGATAATCCTTTATTGATAGATTGCGACAGGGGGGCAGACCGCGCAGTACAACGTTGTGATACCATAATGGCTAAATGTTGGAAAGATATTGATTCAGAACGTGAATCTATGAAAGATTACAAAACAATAGTTGTCGATACAGCCAAATCAATGATAGACGATTATCTGAGTCAATATGCTATTGACAATAATTATAAATTGAAAACGAATACTTTAAAACGGTTTGGGCAGATGGGCGAGGACTTTAAAGAGTTCGTCAACTTTCTTCGCTCGAATGGTTCTGACATTGTTTTTATATGCCATGACAAGGAAACGGCAGACGGTGATGTGATAAAGCACTCTCCGGATTGCACAGGGCAATCAAAAGACCTGCTTGTCAGGATAGCTGACCAAGTTGGATATGTATTCATACAAAATGGGAAGCGTTCTATTTCATTTGCACCGTTGGATAATTTTGTAGGCAAAAATGTAGCAGGACTTGGAACTGTGGTAATACCTGATTATGGAACAACCGAGTTTGATACATGTATGTCTGACATTATATCGAAAGTGAAGATATCAATTCAAGGAAAAGGAGAAGCACAAGCAAAAGCTAATGAACAGCTTGCGGCAATACGTGAACAGCTTGCCGCCGCAATGACCGATGAAGATATTCTTGCCTTGATGGAGGCTACAAAACTATTACCTAAAATTATGCGAGTACCCTTCTTTTCTGAGATGCAGAAGAGTCTTGCAGCAAAAGGATTCACTTTCGATCAAGATAAAAAGTTATTCGTGAAAGTATGATACCGCTAATTCGCGTAACAATTTTAGAAGCATTCCGAAAGTACATAGAGCAAAGCGATTATGCCAACTATGAGATAACGGAGCAATCCGTTATTGACAGTATAACAGGCAAGTTCACGGGTAATGTGTATACAAAAATTGGACAGGCATTTCATAAAATAGTGGAAGAAGGTACACCGAAATGTGATAAAGTAGATGCAGGAGAACGTACCTTCCTCCATTATAATAAAGAACAAAAAGAGCCTGTTCCTTGTGGTAGATCCTTTGACATTGAAGGTGATAAAGTGATTATGGATATTGCACAATGCAAGACCGCGCTTTCCTATCGTAACGAATACCCGAATGCTTTTCATGAGATAAGACTGTATAAGGATTTTGGAGATGCTATTATAACAGGATGTGCCGATATGGTGAATGGTGTGGAGATCAGGGACATTAAGACTAAATATTCTTATCCTACCGATGCCGATTACATCAATTCTTGCCAATGGCGATTTTATCTCCAGCTATTCAATTTAGACGTGTTTCACTTTGACTTGTTCATCTTTGAAGGATACGACAAAGATAAGCATGGATATGATGTCAGAGGACTTCCATTGAAACGCTATGAGCCTGCTATTACATGTTATCGTTATGATGGTATGGAGCAGGATAATATGAATCTATTACACTCTTTTTTAGAGTGGGTAGAATACAGAGATTTAACCAAGTATTTATTAAAAGAAAAAATAGAAAATTAATTATGGCAATTTTAAGTGGTTCTATCTGTCTCTCTGATATACCTCGTGAGCAGATGAAGAAAATTAAGTGTAAAGATGGAGTTGAAAGAATCTATGTGAATGTGGCTGTTATCGAGCGCAGAGAGAAATCCCAGTTTGGGCATACGCATTTCATCACTTGTTCCCCTAAAAAGGAGGAACGGGTAGAAGGAAGGAACTATATCTGCGGGGACCTCAAAGAGTTTATACCTCAGAATACATCACCCACCCCAGAGGATATAAATAATGCTCCTAGCGTGTCGGATAATGATCTAGATTTGCCCTTCTGATGAAGTACGATGGCTCTAATCCTCTCCACGTCCAGCAGGCAAGAGCGAAGCTGGAGAAGTTGATAAAGGAACAGAAGGTGTTTGAATTGACGGAAAAGAAACCGCAAAGATCTTTAAATCAGAACAAATACCTTCATGTCTGCCTTGCTTATTTCGGTTGCCAAATCGGTGAAACGATGGAATATGTAAAGCGGAACTATTACAAGATTCTCTGCAACAAAGACACTTTCGTCCGTGAGAGAGAAGACAAGTTTTTGGGTCGGATAAAGTATCTACGAAGTTCTTCTGATCTTGACAGCGCGGAGATGAGCCTAACTATTGAGCGGTTTCGGAATTTTTCGAGTGCCCAATGTGGCATATATATCCCATCTCCAGACGAAGAACGTTTGATTCAGTTGATGGAGATAGAGGTCGAACAAAACAAATTTCATATCTGAAACAATGATTATACGAATTAGTGCCTTTATCATTATGGCAATATCTTTCTTGATAAATTGTTTTATAAGAATGACAGTGATAATTATATGGCTATCCTGTTACAAATAATAGTATGGCTGATGTTGATATATGCTGAACTTTGCGATATAGAATCGCTCCTTTAGGTTATTATCATGAAACTTACTTTGACAAAACAAGAAGTGCTTCTCATCCAGTTACTTCTTCATATTTATAAAAACGAGTTGCCCGATGACGGAACAGAGAAGCATGGACGTTTTGTCGGGAAGCTGTACAAGAAAATCAAAAGACAAATTATTAATCAATTAAAGCAATAAAATTATGGAATCGAATATTTCGCGCGATCATATTGCGCTTGAAGCAATGAAGTGCATGATGATGACAGCAAAACGCAGGAGAACTTTATGGAACAGGATTGTCACATTGTTTTTCCCGTCCAAAGAAGTTAGTGTTACAAACTACTACTATAAAGGACAGGCTAAATCAGCTTACCAAATAGCTGATGCAATGATTAAGGAACGTAACAAGACAAAGGAGGAATGATATGTATTACGAGGTAAAGTTAAAGGTGATGAAACCTAACAAGGACGGTCTTGAAAAAGAAGTAAAAGAACACTTCATTACAGACTGCTCACTTTTTGCAGAAGCGGAAGCCAAAGGGCTTGAACAGTACGCATCCGATAATATGGAATCTGATGTCTTCTCCATTTCACGTTCAAACATCATTGAGATAATCAACGAAAAGACAGAAGACAAGCCATTCTTCAAGGCTACCATTGTAGATACTCAGATTGATGAGATCGGCAATGAGAAAGAATTGAAATACTATAATTTGGTTTGCGCAAAGGATTTAAAGGAGGCAAACACTTTGATGGAACAACACCTTTCACAAGGTTTGTCTGATATGAGATTGGATGCGATTGTTAAAACCAAAATAATTGATTTGATTTAGTTATGGAAGAGTTTATTTCAGATTGGTTCATTCCGATGGATTTCGGTAATGATATGCCGGACGAAGAACCGGACGGTGAGGATAATTTTAGATTTATTTTCTTATAAACTTTATGCCTGCTCGGTTTGTGAAAATAGGGTGGGCGAATATGGGGCGTAAGCACTGGCTGTGTTCCTTATTATGGATAAGTGCACAATATACGTTGTAAGGGCTTGTTGATTTATGAAGCTTCAATCGGCAAGTTAATCATGATTGCTGGCACTGCCCAATTATGGTTTGGTGGGTTCGATTCCCCTACGCCCCTCATAAATGTGAGCCACACATAAATGGCATGGGTTAATAAATAATGGTTGTGCCCCGGAGAATACGCTTCGGGGCTTTTAATTAAAAAGAGAGAATGAGACATTTAGAAGATCAGCTTCAAAAGGCTATTATTCAATATTGGGATTTTAAATACCCTAAATGGACGAAAAGGCTCCATCATTCTCCCAATGGAGGAAAGCGTAATGCTATTGAAGCTTCCAAGTTCAAGCAGATGGGTGTTCGTGCTGGCTTCCCTGATTTGATACTGCTTATTCCAAATAGATTCTATCCCTTTTGTGGTATTGAATTAAAAGCAAAGACAGGCAGACAGTCAGAGAATCAGAAAGCTTATCAAAAGGAATTTGAGAGTATTGGGGCGAAGTACGTTGTTGTCCGGTCATTAGACGAGTTTATTAAAGTGGTGGATAATTATTTGAAAGATATATGACTTATATAGAACTGATAAATAAGTTTTGGTCTCTTGACGAAGACTGGGAATTTACCTGCTGTGAAACGAGGCTTTATTTTTACTTGCTAAAAACAGCGAATCGTTTAGGCTGGGTGGATAGCTGGACGCGTAGTGATACAAAGGTATCATCTGACGTGGGAGTGTCGGTCAACTCAATGAAATCAGCACGTAACAGATTAGTTCAGGCGGGTCTTATCACATTCAAATCAGGCGGAAAAGGACAACGGGATAAAACAAGGTATCAGATTAGCTATCAAAATTTGACACCTAAAGTTGAACCTAAAGTAGTACCTAACCTTATACCTAACCATGAACCTAAAGTAGTACCTAAGCCCTTACAGTATAATGTACGCGCATTAGACAAAGATAAAGACAAAGATAATTATCTCTCTCCCCCGCGCGCGTATGAAGAAATTCCGACTGGGATTTTTGAAAGAGGGTTGGATGAGTGCTATGAAGAATTGAAGTCGAATAGTTCATGGATGGAAGCTGTCTGCATGAATACTCGTTTATGTGGATATAAGGATTTCGCGCCTCCTGATTTTTATGATTATTTGGAGAAGTTCTTTATGAAGCTCCAAAACGAGGGAGAAACTGTTAAATCACCCCAAGATGCAAAATCGCATTTTGCCCGATGGCTGAAAATTGAACTTGAAAAACAACGGAACAATGGAAACAACAATAGGCGCAATTATACAGACAAACAGGAAGCTAACGCCTACGCTCTTAGCTTGCTACAACAACATAAGCGAGACCTCGAAGAAGGCTTGGCTGACCAAATGGAAAGACCGTTCTGAGGTTGAAAGAGTATTTTCACCGGTCCAGTGGGGATATGCCCTTCAAAACCCGGAAAGGGCTTATATGGCAGATTGCCCTTCACTGATGCAGTATGATGCGCTTTACGGCTGTGGCTCTTCCGAATACTGGATCGACATACAGGTGTCCGGCATATTCGGGGCTTCCAACAGCAAGGAAAAAGGCGTTGCCGACGGGATAAGAATCTTTTGCCAATCCTTTGCCTCACAGGCCAAGGCTTACAAGCTTTCCGAACTGATGCTGTTTTTCGCACGCTACAAGGCCGGGAAGTATGACAATTCATTCGCGTCTTTCGATGCCAGAAGAATAGGCAATGCTTTCTTCAAGGAGTTCAATTCCGAAAGGAATTATGAGCTGGACGCGATAAACCGAAAAAGGGTGCAGGATGAAATAGAGAACAGAAAATTTATTCCACCTGAAGGATATTCTTCTTTGACTTTGTACAACGAATTGAAACGTCGGGCGGAATCCGGGGACGAGGAAGCCGTGAAAATACTGACAGTATGGCAAAGAAAGTCAAACCGGAATCCGTATATGTAAAATGCCGGAATTGCAAGAATGCTTCGAACTTCGGGGACAATTCTGCGTATTGTAAGGCTAAAGGACATAGAGTGTGTGCCTGTGACAGATATGGGCAAATATGCAATAGTTTTCAAAAAAAAGAATTATAACGAAATAGGAGAAAATTATGAATATCGAGATGCAGACAAAGATACGTGAATGGGAAGCGGAACGCGACAGAAACCTGCGCATCCACTGTCCTCTTGTAGCTGCCAAGTTTCAAAGATGGATTGACAGGGTGAAGAAAGAGGACGATAGACCGCATTCCCAGCCCTGTGACAAGAATTTCAACAAGAAAGCCTGTAGTTGATGCTTCCATGTAGTAAAATTAATTGTACGGCTTTAAAATAGCTTGTATCAAATAGAATAATTGTTAAAAAATACACGATCATGCAAGGAACAGACAAACTGAATACGATAACCAACATCGTATTTGTCCTCACGGACGTTTTAGAAACCAACCTTCTAGAAATGCAGCA